ACACTTGCGGAGGCTAAAGAAGCGTATGTTAAGGGAATTCCAATAATATAACAGACTATAGTACCACGAAAGGAGAGACTTATGGAACTTAAAGAATTTAATAACAAGGTTGTCAGAATCACCGATATTGATGGCCAAATATTTAAAGGTGTAGCTCTTTACGAAGACAAAGATGTCCACGATGAAGAATTTGATGGGTTATCCGTTAATTCTGGAACCAGATGGATTAAACTCTTTGAAAATGAAATCAAGGAAATTGAAATTACTGATAAAATCAACCAGTCAAAAAACCCTTAGATTCGTTTCTAAGGGCTTTTAATTAAGCCTAAGATATGTTTTGCTTATACACCACTAAAACACCGTCTCGATAGCTTTTAGCAAAATCTAGCAGTATCTCAGCTTACTTATACACTTCTAACTCTCCGTTCTGGTGGATTCTCGCAAAGTTTAAGATGGCTATCTGTTTGTATCGGTGGTAGCTAGTGGATTTTGTCCCAGCAATTTCTAAACATTCACTTACTGTTTTCTTTCTCATGTAGCAATAATGGATAATAAAGTATTTTCTGGCTCGTTTGTTCTCTATACTGTTGATGTCTTGGGCGAATATTTCCAACCCCTCACGGATTGCTTTTTCATGTTCACCACTCAAATTCCACTGATCAGGTAAGACAAGTTCCCAAGCCTCTTCATCTATCGTAACTTGGTTTTCACTTCCTGCCATCCTCTGGAAACGTAGAAAGTAAGTCATCCGCTCTCTGACGTTCATCATCGTTTTAAACTTATCCAGCTCCATTAATTCGCTCCTTTGTGATATAATAATATTTGAGATTATAGCTGAGGCGGAGCGCCTTGGCTTTTTTTCGTATTCTAAGGCTATTCCTTTTGAATCTCATCTTCCCAGACGGATTCAACCATTGCGCTCATGGCCTCTATAAATTTATCATCCTTAACTGGAGTTTCTTGATGGATGTTACTCTTAATCACACTGATTTCTGCTCGCAACTTCTCGTCCAGCAACTCCAAATCACGAAAAGCGCTATTATTCATCCCATGCAAAGCAGAAAGAAAGGCATTGAAATTGCTAGGCTTCAATCCACTTTCGATAATTTCAGATTTAGCTTTATTTTTTAGCCATTCATACTCATTAAAAGCCTGCTCCCTTGACCACAAAGCACGGTTTGAAAACTCTTTTAATAACTCTCTGTACCTTGTATTAACCTTGTACTCTTTCAGCAACTTACTAGCCCTTGAATCTATCGTACTATCAGCCATCTTTTGGGCGTTGTATGCCTCTTTATATGCCTCTTTATATGCTTTTCTTTGAGATAGTCCAGCCACTAGTCCTTGGACAAATTTTTCTTGTCTTTGCGTTAACTTATCTGTCACATTAGTTCACCTCCTTAAGCGACAAAAAGGGAAAAACCTCCCCTTGTCTTAAGCGTTATCTTGCTCTTTCTCAGCTTTTAATACTGATTCTTCTACGTTGTAGTCAATGATTGCACCAATAGCATCACCATCTTCAATGTATTTAAAATTATAACGCTCGTACTCTGGATGTGCTTGCTGGTGCTCCTCCATTAGTTTAAAGAGTTCTACAATCGTTGGTACTGGTTCAATTTTGTGTCTAATTTGTCTCTTCATCTTTTAAAAATGTCCCTTCACATCGTTGTAAGTATTTCCGAAAGCTCGCACATAAACATCTCTTAAGAATGGTTCAACTGGATGGACTGGTTCGTATCTAACCCTTCCATCGGCTGGAGAGATAATAGATCCCCCTGTACTGAAAGTAAACTCTCTCTTACCTTTCCCAACTTTGTAAGCCATAGCATGGTAAAGGGCTTGAAGTTTATCTGAATCTGCTCTAAATTCGTCATCGATCTGGTCAATCTCTCGTAGCAAATCCACGGCTTTATCATAAAGCGCCTTATGCTTTTTGTCAACCGTTGAATCTAGTTCATCGATTTTTGCCTTAAAATCTTCAAGACTCATAAGTGTTTCATTGTGCAAGTCTTCCAGCTTTTTAGCATTCTTTTTTAATTTACTTTCAGCAATCCATAAATTATCCTTGGCATTGCGTAGCTTGTCTTTATCTACTTCATCAACCGCTTCATCGTGTTCACGTTGGGCGTTCGCTTGATCTTGAAGCAATTGTGTTTTTTCTCGTTCAGCCTCAGCAATCGCATTTTCATTCTGTGTGATCAATGCGTTTACTTCCTTAGTGATTTTATCTAGTGCTTTATCCATTTTTTGGGCTAGTTCTTGGCGTTTTTGCGCTTGTTCAATGTTGTTTGTGTTTTGTGTGTCTGCCATCTTATTTTTTCCTTTTCTATTGTTTGATTAAGTTTAGAGTGCTAGATCCAGTCACGGGGTCTCTATTGTAGTTCATCTGCTTACATCCTCTCCACTCTATTCCTCAACTTCTTCATCTATTGGATTTTCTTCATTCTTGAAAACTTCACAAATACGTTTAAAGTTGATATCTAGATTGTTATCTTCCAAATACTCAGCGATAAGCGTTCCGTTTTCCTTATATCTTAGTTTAATAGCTGGCACTAGATAAGTACCTCTCATAAATCCAAATAACGCTAGTCCTGCTATTTGTGCGTCTTCTAGGTCTCCAAATTCATAAGTAAATGTATGTTTTGGTGCTGTTTCTGAAAATGCTTTTAATGTCATGTTGTTTTTCCTCTTTCTGTTTTAAGGGTGTCACTAGTAGTTACACCATCGCAAGGGGGTCGGTACTATCTACCCCATTTTGTTTTAGTGTTTGTCATGTACTGCTTTTAGTTCATCAAGTTCTTCAAAGACCTGCTCAAACTTTTCCGCTATTTTAATCACGTTCACATTATTCACCGACGAATTATAGTTCGCATTCTCAATAAATCCATCTAACACCTCACTGATCCGCTCAACAGTTTCTTCTAGTCTAGTCACTCTTTGACAAATGTTCATTGCCATCTGGTTTGCTCCTTCATTTCATTTTCTATTTTATTTTAGGTTTCGGGCAAAGTGTAGCCATTTTTGACTATCTAGCGGCTACGCCTTCCGCCCTACAGCTCCAAGGGTTTAGGTCTTGTGTAGCCGTGTAGCCGTTTCATCTCAGAAAAAAATAATATATAACGCATTAGATATTTAATTAACTATACTTTTATAAAATATATATTTTGGCTACATTTATATTAAAAAGTCAGTAATATCAAGGGTTTAGGGGTGTAGCCATTTTTTTCGTCTTGTCTACACCTCTTTGAAACCCTTACAGTATCAAAGGTTTTCAGTGTAGCCGTTTTTTTATCTTTTGGCTACACTGTCTACACTTTATTTTTTTATTTTAGCAAATCCGCGCTTGACGCTTTTACCAAACCTTAAAGATTCTCTATATTCCCAGCCTTCTTTGTTTTGCATGATTTTCTTTACCTTATTTTTATCTTTGGGATTAGGGGAATTGTTCAAATAAACCTCAGAAAAGAATAAATTAACTACCACCTTATCCCTTTCCACCAGTTCCCCATACTTTTCAGTATCAAGATGAACCTCTACGCCATTAGTGCCCATATGGTAGCCGTGGTTCATCATGTCATGAATATAGTAGTGTCTTGTACTGTCTGTTGTTGGGAATTGATACATATTTTTAGGGTAGGGAGTTTCTAAATAACGCTCAACATCCTCAAGGATTTCATCTACAAACTTGTAACGGCTTCTAACCTCGTTTACTAGCTTTTCTTGCTCGTCTGTCAAGGTCAAAGATTTATTAGACTTCCAAGCTACCACCATAGCACCCCAAAAGGCTCTACGGTCTTTTTCCGTCCACTTCCTGCCCTTATAAGCGGTGTCCTTGTAGACTTCTGCAACCAGAAAGCGCCTTTCTCCTGTCAAGTCATTTAAATAATCATGGTCATTGGTTGCCCTCACGATAATAAAACTCTTAGGCAATCGTCTGTCACTTGAAGCGTAAGGCGGTCTAAACTCTAGCTTGGTTTCTGTGATAAATTTCTTCAATTCTGAAAAACTAGCCTTTTTACTGGCCACCATCTCATCATCAAATACACACCAGTTTCTCACCATTCTAGCCTTGTCGTCTTTGTCTGTGAAGGTCTCAACGGTTGTAAAATACTTATGAGTGAATAGCCCCTCAAAAAATTGGGTCTTCCCCACTCCCTGCCTTCCAGTCAAGTCCAGCACAAAGTCAAACTTGATAGAGGGGTCAAATACCTTGGCAACTGCTCCACGGAAAAACAAGTCCACGATAATACGGTTATATTCATCATCCTTGATATTGAGATAATGCCTTAAAATATCAAAGGGATCACGCTGATTCACTAACTCTTTATACTCGTTTTCGCATGATTCCAGATAGTCTTTTAAGGGGTTGTAGCTATGCTCTCCAGCCACCACCTCCAGAATATCTGCTATATCAGACTTTTTATAGTCCAGCTTGTACTTGGTAGCAATATAAGCCCTAATCTCTCTGATAATCAGGTCATCGATTGCACCGCTCA